CTCAACGACATATCCGAGATAGTCATCAAGTTCTTTGGTAAGGTTCTCTTCGATTTCAGCGGCAGTCTCCAAGAGACGTTCGTTGTAGTTCTCTTCGAGAGCTTCAGCGTATGTACCAAGTGAATCGTTGATTGCGGCTTCGAAGATGACTGTTGCCTTCTCCTTGAAATCCTCGCTCAGTTCTTCACCATCAAAGAGAGCATCCATGTGCTCTTTCATGTGCGGCTTCTCGACCTTTGGAGAAGCAGCAGAAGCTTTCATGTCGGTTGACTTCTTGTTGGTCTTATCTTTGCCTTCGGTGCCGGCTTCAGTACCAATAACTGGTCCCTTACCTGAAGCATCGAATGCAGACTTCCCGGTGGCGTCCTTTTCTACTTGGGCGCCCTTTTCTCCGGCCATTGATGGTTTCTTAGGCTTCATTTCGGCTGACTCCTCTTCTAAGTTGTCTTGATCCTCTTCGTCCTCGTCGAATTCCTCATAATCATTATCTTCAAGAGTGATGATTTCATCATTCTCGTCTTCGATCGCAAGGCCTTCGACCAGTTCCGAAGCTTCTTCTTCTTTACGGTTTTTTTCGGCAAGAATGTTTCTTGCTGCCTCGATTGGGCTTAGGCTATCTGAACTCATTTAAGGACTCCTTTTGTTACCTTAACAGTAGTATTATTTAGTAAAATCATAATTTTGAAAGAAAATCTCGGAACACATTAAGTTTTTGTTCTTCGAGATTCTTTCGTTCAGCTTTGGTTATTGTTTTTCTATAAGTTTCGATTTCTCGTTCTTTGAGCATACCGTTATTCCATACCCATTCTTTACCTTCCATGATACCGTTTACAAAGGCATCAGGGGCAGATGGATCTGCAACAACGTCAACTGCGGTAAGCATGAAGTCTTCCTTAACCATCTTGACTCCATTCTTCTCTTCAAGTGTTCCCATACCTCTAGTGGATACACCAAGTTTTACCCCATCATCGATGAGACTCTTGACGATTTTTCCATAGGGTGTGTCGAGAATTTTTGCTTTGCCCATTACGTTGTCACCGTCGAAACTCATTTCGACGATGTTGTGACATACACGTTCGAGGTTAAGTGATGGTCCTTCCGGGTGTCCCAGTTCTCCCATTGCTCTACTCTTCTGAACGTATTCTTTGTTGTAACGGTCTGCTTCATTAAAGAGAATTTCTCTTTCATACATTCTACCGTTGCGGTTTACTTTCTCTGACTGCATGAATATACCTTCGATGAAATAGTTTTTCTTTCCATCTTCGGTGGCTTCAGTGAGACATTGAATGTCATCTCTTTGTTCTGTTATTAGAAGCATAGTTCTTCTTTCTTAAGGTTTTATCAGCGGGACTTCATTTTGTTGGCGATTGTTTTTCTTCGGTTCTTGAGATAAGAGTCCGAGGAATCTACATCACCATCGTTGTCAACATCTTTGTCTTCTTTGCCAACTGCATCTAAACCTTCTTTAACTTTCTTTTTTGGCTTTACTTCTTCGTCCTCGTCTTCGTCATCTATTTCTTCTTCTTCTTCATCTTTTTCTGGGAAAGACTCGCCGGTTTCGTCGTCTTCGAGTTCCTTCTCAAGATCTTTCTTCTTCTCGTCGAGAATGGCAGAGGCAATTTCTTCTCTTGCAATCTCAAGCCTATCGGCAAGTTTGCTCATGAGAGTATCCTCGATAGCTTGTTTTACTTCTGATGGGTTCTCTTCGATTAACCCCTCAATAATTCTGTTAATGTGTGACATTTAAAGTCTCCTTAGAGTTCTTGTATATTTATAAAAAAGTGTTTTTTATCCCCCAAGGGGAGGTGGGTATAAGATACCACCAAAATCTGTTTGGTAATCTGGAGGTAAGGCTCCATCCGACTGTTGATCACATGAAGAAGAAGTTCTAGTTTGACAATCAGTTGCCGGTGAATATAACGGACCACCTGATGGTAAACCAATAGGTTGTGGTTCTGGTATGCCATACTCACCTGAAGGATTACCTAGTTCTACCTTATACCAAGAGAAGGTTATGCGTGGAACTCTTGCACAAGAAGATTGGTGTGTTCCTTGTGGACATGTAAGAATACCGTAACATGCGTATGTGTAATATGTTGTTGACCCGGATTGACATCCACCTCGATTTCCTTCTGGTGGAATGACTTCGTTAGGTTCACAATCAAATCCTTCTCCATAACCGCAACCTAACAAACACGGACCAAATATAGGAGCTTGATCTTGCGGGCAATTATCAAACTGTCCGGGTTCATCTGGATCCTCAACCGTATTATCCTCACTGTGTTGTAGTCCACTTCCTAAATTTCCGGGTATAAATGAACCCGTCTCAAAATCTAGGAACGCTGTAGTACCATCACTGCTACTAAATTTCATTCTGCCATTATCTTCAAGTCCATCACCGGGGGACCAACATGCTTTTACAGTTTTAGTTTCACAGACTTCGAAATTTACACTTGGTTGTTGTCTTGTTAATTGACATGGGCAGTAACAATAATCACCTAGTTCAACATCATCGCAAGCGGCGCCTGTACAATCACATATTGGACAGACACAACGATCAAAAAAAGCACATGGTCCGTCTGGATCAAATCCTTCTTTTGAACACTGTCTAACTACAAACCCCGATTTGTATGAAGTTATTTCTACACAATGTTGCACATCTCCGCAGAAACAACATTCTTCACTACAAGCGTCTCCGACTCTACCATATCGCGTAACACCTTCGGGACAACCTTCTTCTGGTACTTCCTCTTCTTCCTCTTCTGGTGGTCGGGGTCTAGGGGGAACTGGTGGTTGAAAAATTGGAGGTGATCTAAAACCACCACCGCCACCACCACCGTTGTCTTCTCCGCCAGGATTGCTGACATTAGTAACAACACCTATGCCACCGCCGATAGGATTGAATGGATCAACATCACATAGATCCTGACCGCAACCTTGTTCGATTTCTCTTCCGTCTGGACAAGGAGGACATGGTTCTGACATAAAAAATTTAGCATTGTGATCATCATAGAAATAGTGATTTTTCTTGTCTCTTAGTGTCAAGTCTAAAACTATTTCATCGCGTCTACGAGAAAGCCGCAACAAATTTACACTCGGACCTCCCGTTATTAGAGTACTGTCCGTTGGTGATATGACCTTCAAATAACCTGTTATTTTTTGATTGCTACCTGCCATGATTAACCTACACTCGCTGGGTCAGTTTGTCCCGTTATATCGCACGGATCGGCGAATATTGTTACATTTATTCTACCCTTCGGTAGTTCAAACATTGATTCCTCTGGTTCGTATCTCTTATTTTTTTCTAGGAAAGAGGTACTTTGTTCAATGTATCTAGAGAGAATTAAAGAATTCTTTTTAGGAATCTGAACAAACCAACCACCGTCATTTACAATTGCACTGTAGTCTTCGGTGTTGAGTCCGTGTCTTATTTCTAAGTAATATCGAGAACCGGACAACCACCACTGACCCTTGTAACCATATCTAGCAATATTTAATCCTTCTTCATTTCTCTGGTCTGGGACAATAAGTGGACGATGTATTGTAGCTGAAGGGCAACTACCAGATGTGTCCATGCCTCTTGCCCAGTGAACATCAATTGTTGCGTCGTATGTTGGATTAAAAGATGTAGATTTTGTAAGGGAGAAAGAAATTGCAGATACAACTTCCACATTGTTACCAGTGCCACTTGCCTGATACTTTTTATTTCCGAATACTGTATCTAATATATTCTCACCATTAATGTAGTCTTGGTTTGGATCTCTGTTTAAGAACGGATCATCATGTGGGCATGGTGATCTGAACTGATCGAAGAATTTTTGTTTTCCTTCGGGGGTTCCGCATGTCTCTACTGGTACTCTTAGTGCAGTTAGATCAATCGAAAAATAAGATCTTCTTTCTGGGTTTTGTTTGAATCCAGAAACACATACATTAGTTCCCATACCAATACTAACCGCTCCTGATGAAACGGTTGGATTTACATTTCTTGGTAGATATTTACCTTGTCCAGTATTTAATTCTTTTGGAACTTTGTATAGATCTATAAATGAACCACCAAATCTACCTATTTCAAATTTAGTAGAATTGACTACCTGTAATAGAGGCATTTATCAACCTCCGAATTCGGGATCTGAGATAGCTGGTGCGATTATAAATTTACCGGAAAGTAGTTTTTCAGCATAGGCATCACCAGTAGTTCCACTGGAGATTCCTCGATCATCATATAAGAAAAGATCGTATAAAGATGATCCAGATGATAATTGTCTAGAGATTTCTTTGGGGAATGACAACGAAATTTGACCAGTAACTCCACTGGTGGTTGCACCTTCTAGGTCATCTCTATAAACAAACTCTCCATCAAGAGATATGTGACCCGCAGTTCTTCCCCCGTTTACAATAGTTCCAGTTACACCATATGTGTTCGAGGTAGAAAATCTAAGTTTCAATGTATCATTATTGGTGTCGAGTTCGTATCGCTGACCTCTCACATCCATCTGGGCCCAATAACCTTGAGATAGATTAACAGGAATACCAGACTCATCATAATAGTTTATGTTGAGAACGAAGTTGGTTCCCTGTTCGTGTGAAATGTCGTAATTTGCTGAAGCCATTTACTACTCCCGATTGTCTTGGTCTGCATTAGTATCTATATCACCACTTTGTTCTTCTGCTTGAATTTGTGCTTCCATTTCTTTAATTTCTTCTTCAGTCTGTCGAAGCACATTCTTGCGAACAAAGTCTCTTGAATAGTAAGTACCTATAAACTCTTCCATTTGTTGTAGAATTTCTAGACGTTCTTTCATCATCTCAGCATTTTTTAATTCTGTGAAGTAAGAGTCCCGAATATAGTCAAAACGAATATCCTGTTCCATTGCTCTCCACTCCTCTTCTCTCATGATACCCTTAAGAATAACCTGAGTCTTAAGAAGGTTAATAAAGAGTTGAGAGAAAGCAGAACGTAACTTGTCTACGAATTTAGAGAACTTAAGTTCGTCTCTTGTAATCTCTGATGCTCTGCCCATATTGAAACCACTGTCTGGTTCGAGTCGAGTAACAGGAACATTGAGGGCTCTGTACAGTTTCTTCTTGAAGTATTCTACATCTTCCATCTCGCCTAGATTCTGACCACCATCTAGTGTGCTAATTTCGGTTCCTCTACCGCCTTCACGACGAGGTAACCAGAAATCTTCAAGCATTGTCATGTGTTTCTTGTCATCTTTGAGTTCACCTGTAGAAGCATCGTACACTAGTTTATTTCGATACTTGTTCATGATCTCTCGAAGGTACTGTTCTGCCTTGGTTTTTGGCAGTGAACCAACATCAATGTAGAAAATTCTTCGTTCGGGGGCTCTGGAGATACGGTAGATTACTACAGCGTCTTCAATCATGCGAAGTTGATTTAGTGGTTTAATTGCCTTCTGAAGATAACCAGTTACTCGTTTGTTTTCAAAGTCATACATTCCAGATGGTACATAACAAATTGCTTCCTTTGCAATTTTGATACCATCGATGCCTTGGTTATTTACAACAGACACCCCGCCTCCACCATAACGGTCCATGTATGCTTTATCATAATAGATGTAAAAGTCTTCGACTTTGGTTATGATAGGAACCTGAGTTGATGGGTCTTTTACCTTATCAATCTTTTTGATTTTTTTGATTTTTACAGCATCAATTGCACGAAGTTCTTTGATACCTTTTTTGGTAGCAGCAGGATCTACGATAATATGATAATACAACCGACCATCAATATACCATCGTCTAAAGATTTCGTAACCTTTGTTTGCAAAATTTAGTAATCGAAGAACAGTGTTAAACTCTTCGGTCACTTTATCTTTGATTGTATCTGGTAGACTAGACTGATCGAGTCTGAGTTTTACTGAGGGATAGTCAAGTTCATAGACGATTGCTTCGTTTATGATATCTTCCATCGCCATCTCAATTTCAGCATGAGATGTCATTGCACGATATTTAATTATCATCTCAGCATCACTACGAACTGCACCATCTAAATCTAGGTATTGTCCATAATGTCCACCACCACCAACAACAGTAGACCCATCATCGACCTCTGGTGGGACAAATGATGGGTTTACTAGTGTACCATCTGGTTGGATGATGGTGCTATCTAAGTCTTTATTGTTCTTCCCGAATGAGAAACCAAATAAGTTCGGCATATCACTTCCTTCATTTTAAAATATATCAAAGACCGGCGTTGTTGACATCAATGTTAGGACCATCAGTAAACGGTTGATGTGTCCAGTACTGGTATTGCCAAGTAACGGAGAACTCTGATAAGGCACCTTCTGCATCATTGGAGAGGTCAATTGCACTGATGTCTGATGGCCAGCAGTCTTGGAGTACCCAAGGTTGACCGATGATTTCTCCTGCCATGTTCAGTTGACGAATTTCAACAATACCAAACAGAGTGCTTGGATCTTGTTGTCCTACGTTCGATGCAAACCCCTTCATGGCGTTTGCCCACTCTTCAAAGAATCCACGAATCTGCATGTCTTGATCGTTATAAACTGTCATGGTCCATGGCTCGAATGTTCTCTCGCCAATTGTCTTGAATCGGGTTCCACGGAAAGGAACTTCGATTGGTGCAATGGTAGAGGCTGGAATTTGACCAGCTCTTACAAGAACAGAAAGGTTCTGTCCATTATCACCGAACGGAAGAGCAGGAACATTAATTCCTGACGCCGTTCTGTTAACGGTGATTTGGAAGAGATTACTTCGTACACCGCCCTTAAGAACTTGTTTAATCTGATCGACTTTTAGTGAAGGCATTTGGGACTCCTAGTTTCTTTCTACTTTATTTATACGAGATTTTTAAAATCAAGCACCAATTTCTTCAAAGTCTACACCAGTTGGAGTAGCGATAAAGTTCAGAGTAATAAAGTTGATGGAACGGGCTGGTTTGATGTAGATGTCTGCAACAAATTCGTTTCTATCAATCACGACTGGTGTGTTGTTTGATTCGTCACAAACAACCTTGAAGTCAAAGATACCTCTTCTTGCCTGAACATCTCTGAGGAATGGTTCGACCAAGTTGCGGAAGGACGCTCTTGTAAACTCATCGTTGAATTCGAAGAGTGAGAACTTCGCAGCAGTGGAGATTGATTTCTCAAGAATGTTGAACAAACGACGAACATTAATTCGATCGAATGCACTTGGTTTCGCAAGCATGGTCTTGTCACCAAATAGGACTACACCTTCTGATTCGAAGGCAACGACTGGGTTTACTCCCTTAACATAGAGAGCATCGCGGTCGGCCTTGTTGGGACTGTATGCAAGTTTAATTACATTTCGTAGTCTACCACGGTTGAAACCGGCCGGGGAGAACCAAGGTTCTGAATCCTGATCAGATGCAACCATAAGACCGGCGATGTCACCGTTTAGTGGGACATATCGGTATACATCGTTGTATGGATCGTAAACTAGTTTCCAACCACTGTCCATGACAGCGAAGGATGACTTAGTTGTGACGGCAGCGGCATCGGCGAGGATGGCAGCGGCCTGTCCTGAACTTTGTTCTACAACCGCATCGGAATCTGGTGACAGAGTTACGATGCAATCTTTTCGTCTTTCGGCAATAGCGACGAGACTGTTCTTTAGTGTGGCATCAGCTGGACCAGAGATGAGGAAGGATACGTCTCTTTCTTCTGCGTTGTCGAAGATGTTAGTGTACTGTGTAACAACTTCAGTCGCAACACCGATCTCACCACCAGAGGCAGTACCACCTGCGAACTGTTTACCGTTCCGAAGTTCTCGACTGGCTGTTGCACCAGCGGCGGCCCCGGCCACAGCATCAAAGAATGCACCGAACGAATTACCAGAGTTTCCATTGTAAACTTCACCGATTGTTTGGTTTAGACCAGTTGGTGAAGATTGTTCAACAGCCTTGGTAACTGCGACGTATTCCGAAAGATTGTTGATTCGGTTTCGGTAGTAGTTGGTCGATCCATCTGAAAGTTTAGCGTCGGTTGCCTTTGAAACGGCTTCGTAAATTTCAAGTGGAGTGTTCTTTGTTCCAGTGAGTTTACCATCAGCATCAAAGACCAGAACGTGAATTTCGTCATTGAAACCAGTTGTAATTCCAGTGGCATTCTGTGCGGCCTGTGATGTGTCTGGTGCATCGCGGAAGTAAGCGGCCCATAAACCTGTGGCGCCCTGTGGACCCCAACCAGCAAACGTACCAGCGTCCGCACCACTAACTCCAGTTGCGGCACTATCCCAAACGGCAACACCGATTGAGTTGCCTAGTTTTCCGGGATACCTTGCAACGAATGTTCCGGAACTATAATCTGCACTTTGTAGAGCACCAGTTGTCGATGCGAGTTTATCTGTAAGTGGGAAACATCCAGTAACACCACCAGAAACACCGTGACCGGCATTTAGTGATGTGGTTGGTTCTGCACGAACAACCTGAAGATTGCTTCCGTAACGAAGGAAACTCGCGGCCGTCCACCAGTATGCAGCGTTCGCATCATTTGGTTCGCCGTAGAGTTCTCTCAGTTCGTTTTCAGAAGAAACAGTGGCAACTTCATTTGCAGGGCCCCATGAGAAAAGACCAACGAAACCTGCTGGAGTCGTGGCAATAGTGGGGACGATCGTGGTTAAATCTAATTCTTTTACTTGTACGCCGGGACTTACTTGAAAGGCCATTGTGCTCTCCTTTGTGAGAATATCTCAATATAGTCTTGATATTTAGTAAAATCCGTTTTTCAAAACCACATGTTGCCGTCTGAGTCAATTTCGATTTCGCCGTCGGATCCATCCTGAATAAACCCAAAGGGCATGATATCTTCCTCGATAGATTTCATTTCATTCTCATATAATTGTTTTCTAAGATCAACATCAAAATACTCTTGAAAATACTTCTGAGTGGTCATCCATGAGAATATAACAAGACACATTACCAAGTCATCATTATGTCCTGCATCTGCCTCGTAACTGGTACGAACCGAGACAAAGTTAATTAATTCTTCTAAAATATTGTAATCGTTGATTATAAGTTTATCAGTTTCAATAAAACTCTTTAACGTAGAACAACCAATTTTTTTCACTGGTTGCGTCATTTTCATACCGTAAGTTACCTGTTGACCGAACCCTTCACCAAGAACCTGTCCAGATCTACCTTTCATAGAAGTAGATAACATGTTCTCATATTCCAAATCATTGCGAAGGATGTCAGCAACCTGACCACCAATGTCGTTCAGTTCACACAATACCTGAGCTTCATTGTATTCTTTTGCGGTTTGATATATTACGTTTGGATAAACCATCGGTGGCATTTCGTTATTTCTAAACGTAGCAACAACTTCATATGGACTCTCGGTCGTATCGAACACGACAAATGCGTGGTAGTCCTGCCCTAGACCTCTGGAGGTGTCCACAGTGATGAAGTATTGTCTATCCTTTTCTGGTTTTTTGTATACCTTAAGTCCTTCTTCTTTTTTCTGTATAGGTGACTCGAAAGTCATACACTTCAACTTAGCAGGAGAAATTAGAGTGTTTACCGAACCCAAGAACTCACATTCAAACTCAGTGCGGAATTGTTCCTCCGACGAGTTCGCAATCGTTTCTTTTTTCCATTTCTCATCTCTGCCGGGGACTTGCGACCAGTGTACCTCAATCGGGACATATGTATTCTTGCCCGGTTCACCTTCTTTCTTATTTGCCCCCACCCAGTATTTGTAGAAGAGATTCATACCTCTCGGGGTGGACACGATCAAGATTTTTGTATCCTTACCAGATGAAATGGTTGGGTATACCGAACTGAAGAACTCATCGGCCACTTCGTGCGGAACATAGGCAAATTCGTCAAGGAAGATCATATTGAAAGATCCACCACGAACTGCACTTGATGACGTTGCAGAGGCAATGATTCTAGATCCGTTTTCGAGTTCGATCGATCCTTTGTTCCAAGATATCACGCCCTGTTGCAACCATTTTGGCAAGTTTTCATATGCCAGTTGTAATCGTGACAACAACTCTCGTGCAGTTGCAAGTTTGTTGGCGAGAATGGCCACATTCATGTTGTCATTGAACAGAACATAGTGCAAGATGTACGCAATCATGGTCGTACTCTTTCCCGTCTGTCGAGGGAACTTGCAAATTACAAAACGATTATTATGAACTGTCTCTACAACTTCTTCTTGAAAGTCCCACAATTCAAATGGAACAAGACCCTTATCAAGTGACACGATCTGAATATAGTTCTTGATGAAGTGAATAGGATCTTGAGAACACTTAATATATTCTTTGATCTCTTCTTGCGTAAATTGTTGTTCGACTCCGGCAGCCTTTAGTAGTGGGTTGCCTAAGTAATGATTAGTCTCCGACCTCGGCATCTTTCTCCTCCAGCATCATATTTTCTTTTTGTTCTTTCAAGAACATCTGAAGTTCTTTAGTTGAACCAACGAATAGAGAATTATTTGTGGTATTGTTGACTGTTGTTGTTTCTTTATTGATATCCTTGAGTTTCTTATGAATCTCTAGAAGATCTTTGTTTGCATCTGCGACGGTCTTAATCATCTGAGCTGCGACTTCGTATGCTCTTGGACTTTCCGTTTCAGAGGCAACCTGAAGAATACCATCGATGGCTTCACTGCCTCGGTCTATGATATCTTTGAGAGATCCACGAACTTCGTGAAAATCTCTCTCTGCTTTTTGATTACCGACTTGTTTTGGTTTTTCTGGTTCAATAATTTCAGCATCAACTACCACGGGTTCTATCTCAAATACCTCATTGAGATTTTTATCTACACGATCTTCACTCATACGGTTTCTCCTCCACCATCTATCACATCACCGGTTCCGGATCCAGCTGGATTATTGAACTGATATTCCGTTTGTGTAAATGTATACGGTGGTATGGCATTTGGATCCGTCTGGGAACCATCTATAAAGATTCCAGTACCACCTGATATTCCAATGTCAATTCTACTGACTGCTCCTGTTGCCCCGCAGAGTCCTGCGACCTGACCGGAAGTTAAACCATCTCCAAGGTCGAACAGAGTAGCCTTTGAGTATATAATTGTTTTGTCTCTTCTGACCGGTCCATACAGATAACTTTTTACATTAAACGATAATGTCCAGTTTAATAATCTTCTAGTTTCCATTTCGCCGAGGAAGTCGTAATCTAAGTTTACACCTTCTAGAACAATAGGCAAATCAATCTTGGTATTGATATCCGATGTTCCACCCGCCGTCTGGAAAGTTACGTTAAATTCTGGAGTGAAGTATGGAACAATCTGTTCTACAATCTGCAATCCATCCTCGAATGTGGACGCATAAACGCCCAATTCAAATCCCATGTTATATGGAACTTCGGCATACTGATATGATAACTGACCCTGTGTACCTTCGATGTCCTTTATTCGACGACGATGGATTGTGTTTCTCTTTCGATTTGCATCGTAATTTAGAGATGTCATGTTAAACGACATTCTCGGCAAAGTCATCTGAACATGAGCATTTGGATACTCGTCATCATTTAAACGACTATCTTCTTTGAGTCGTTGAATATATTTTTCTCTCGCAGCATAAGCCAGTGGAACTTGAATACTTACTCGATCAGTACCATCGGCGTTTAACTTGTGTACTTTGATATCATCGAATAACGTACCAAAGGCCACAACAGTGTTTCTTATTGTTTCATGGTAGAAGTGTGATTGGAACATCAGTAGTTACCCTCCGAGAACGGATCATTCTCCGAGAAGTCCAGAATAGAATCACCCTCAGTTTTGATATTGGAGTTTGTGCCATATCCATCCTGTGGAATAATATCTCCGGAGGCACCAGTGACGCCATCGATCGCATCTTCCAGACCATCAATCGCAGACCAACCTGTATCCAGTTTCTCATGTGAGTAACGGAAGAGTTCGCAGGATAATCTATATGTGTAGAGTTTACCCAACTGATAGAAAGGATTTTCATGCTCTACGAATTTAATCTCAAAAATATATCGAGACATTGGGAAGTAAATTAAATCACCTTCTTGTGGGTGAATCTGTGTAGAACCAGAACCAACAAAGTTATCTCGAAAAACTCTCTTCGCAACCACAAGATCTACAGTGTCTTGAATTTCAAAACCGAATTGTGTAATCTGATCTCCACCACCAAAACCATCGATGGAGTCGATATACATTTCCATCTGTATACCATCAGAGAAAATAGAGGCATTATCTTCACCGAAGATGGTGTCTTCTCGTACTAAAGTTCTTGGGAGGTATACCATATCTCGACCATACATTCGGATGGCTTCGACGGTGAGATCTTCTAGGACACTTGAAGAAGTGTGTGGTTTTTTGTTGAAGAACGGATTAGTTCCCATTTATCATCCCGTCATAAAATCTGGTGGAAGTTCATACTTGAGAGACATCTCTTCTTCGAGTCTTCTAATTTCTTCTTGTGCATCCTGAAACATTTGTTGACCGTTAAATTGCACTCCACCGGGCAACTGCATCCCCTCAAACTTCGAGAGGTTTGAACCCCACTGTCTTTTGATAAGGGCAGTGGCATATTCTTTCAAGAAACGATTGTTATAGAGTTCTTTGTATGTTTCACCGTCAACGGTAACGTAACACTCAAACATAAGATAATCACCTATCGTGACTTCCTCCGACCAATCCATATCAAGGAATAACTTATTAGTTACTCGGTTGAAACGAATCTTCTTTTCTGGTGTGAGGTAGTCCGAGATCATTTGCATGTGTCTCATGACCTGATCGTAATATTGCATAGTGCCACCATTACGAAGACCGTAGAAATCATTGAATGCCATTTGATACTTGACACCCATGAAGTTGTTTGCAGCACCACTTCCAAATTGAAAAGCACGAACAACGGAAACCACACTTGGATCTACCAGATCCATATCCAGATATCCGTTGGTTACATCATCTTCAACAATTTGGTGTTTTAGGTATCGAGTTTCTACTCCATCGAAGTGATACTCCGTGAAGTGTTCGATAGCATCATCAATTCGATCTTCTACTTGTTGATCATCTACGTTGATTTCTACAACGGGATAACCCAACTTTCGCAAGCAGTATTCTTTGAGTTCTTCTCTTGATGTTACGCTCATCCATGCACCTCCGTTATACTATGTATAAACGGAAGACTAACCCGTTTGGACATTGAAAGAAGATTCTATTATACTATGACCACACAGAGCTTGACTTCCCTGTTTGAGAATAGGACTCCCGTTTGCAAGAACTCTTTGATTTCCTGTTCCAATGAAGGTAGAAGTAATGGTACTTTGACCATGTTGGTGTGGGGTCAAGAAAGAATTACCTTCAGTAGCAATTGATTGACCGTTCACAAAAACATTGGTAGATCCGGGTTTTGGTCCCACTTTTGCCTCTGAATTTGTACCGTCTCCTATTCGTGCTACTCCCGGCATAGATTATGGTCCCGTGTAAACTGGATATCCACCGTCACCAGAACAACCGAATGTTCCTGTGTAGTAGATCAAGTGATTCTTCTGTGATCCGGAAACAGTACCGAACCACTTCTTGTGAAGATCTTCCTGTGCATTGACAAAGATTGAGATCGAAGCATCAATACCACTAAGAGGAGTAGTTGGTGGCGATCCGACAGAGGCCTGGGTTGGCGAGCCGAACAAGTAACTGTACTGATAACCACCACCAAGTCCTGTCGCAGTCACTCCTGATGTACAACCATCGAACGTAGCACCTGATCTTCCGAGTGGGACATTCAAACCAAACCCATAGTAGAATGTATGTCCACCCGTTCCGTATATTTGAATATAACCTTCAGATGTACTGCCTCTAATTCCCTCTGTAGTTAAACCTTGAGGGTTTACACCAAGCACACCCTGAGCGGTTACAACACCAAATCCGGGCGATCCATCACTACCATATGTACCACCGTGGTGAGGAGGTGGTAGGAATTCTGGACATGTTCCATCTGGACATGGAGCTGATTCGAATGTATATCCAAGTGAACCGGAACTATATGTTGCTCCGAACATTGCATAGAACCAAGAAGGTCCGTCAAGTCCGCCGGTGAAGTTACCCGTATATCCAAATGACGATGCGTCACTGGGGTTGGCTAGTAAATTAACCGAACCATCCCAGTATACGGCACATGTTGCACCAATTTGTTGTTCTGCTTGTGGATTTACCAGTGGACGTAGGGAGTCTAGTTGTGAAGAAGAACTCGCAATGGAAATTCCAATTCTTGGAGCAGAAGCCTGTTCAGCGGTTTGAGCTCTAATCACAATACCACCAGCGGTATCTACACTTTCATCTAGAGGATGGAGTCCTTGGTGACCAACGAAGAAGAGATCAGAACCACTTGATCCGAATCTACCTTCCGCTGAAGCACCAGAAAGTCCTTGCGTGTACCAGAGATATGGTGGCAAACCAGTTGGAAGAGTTTTCATATCTTGAGTAAGTGATGCAATACCCAGATAAGCGGAAGGTGAGAATGGCACTCCAACGCCAGTGTCCTCTCCTGCTGGTGCCAATTCGAAACCATTCAATCCAAACATTTCAGTTGAACCCTGACTTGTAGCAGAGTCAGTGTGAGTAATGATAATGTCATCACCCAATAATCCCTGATCGGTTATACCGTCGTCTTTCAGTGGGTCTATGTCCGAACCAATACTAAACCAAGCAGCGGGAATAATTTCACTAGCAAGATAGTACCAGCCAGGAGACAAGGTAAATCCTTGACCTATTCCCAATGCACCATTTGATTCTGGATAAAGTGCAACTGGACCAGTTCTGCCTGGAGTTACTTCCCTGACATGATCTCCAGTCCATGAACCATAGGAAATTCCATCAACATCAAAGTTGGAATCGGTTACGGAAATGGCAACTCCACCCGAATTGAGTGCAGCTCCTTGTGGTCTGAAGAAGTATGCACATGTGGATCCATTAACGAAACCATCGTAGTTTTTAACTTCACTGCCTGGGACTCCGACTGGGAAACTTTCCACTGGAATCATACCAAACCAACCATAGGTTCCTCTTCTCTTTGAGAGATTACCCGCCGTTGCAGTTGCTCCCCCAGTATAACCAGCAACATACATGAGATATTTGTCTACTGTACAGTAGTTAGCAACGTAAATTGGTTGAAGTTTAGTTGTTGGGAAATACTTCATGCGGTTCCAGTAGAATCCGGGAGGACCATCAAGTGTCTCTCCGGTACATTCACCCTTAGTGAAGTAGTTTGATTCAAATGGTCTTGTACTTTCAAGGAAGTTCAAAACTTTTATACCTGACGTTAGACCGTCATCGTAACCTTGAGTATACCCGTCCATCTGTAAGGCAACTGAGTATAGACCCTTGGCACCTTCCTGAGAGATGCCAGGCCCCTTGTGGACCTCTGAGATATAATAGTTGGTTGACCACCGAGGATATAAATCTCTGGCGAGACTATCTTGAGAAACACCTATACCAAAAATCAAATCACCAGTTCCCGCTTCGAATCCGCCAATTTGACCGGGGTGGGAACGAGAGAGACTGGTAACATCTGACCATGTGGTATCTCGATCGTTATTCGAAGCTTTGACTAGAGCATAACCGATATTACCACCTGTAGGAACTCCTTGTCCGGCAGGACCAGAAGCACCAGTTTGTCCGGTTGAACCTGCTGGACCAACAGCACCAGTTTGTCCGGTTGGTCCTACGACGTTACCAACATTAATAGATGTTCCACTGTCCAGAGTAAAGATTAATTCACCATTTGTTATGGCGGCACCGGCAATACCATCACCAGTAGGACCAACCGCCGAACCGGCATCAAAAGTAGTACCATCAATTAATGTAATGATTAGATTATCACCAGAAAGACCAGCAGCAGAAACACCCTGTCCAGAGACAGAGTTTAACTGTGCAATAATTTCGTTGGTCTTCTGATACCAACCGTAAAAGGTTTCGGTGATCCCTAAGTTATCTAATGTGTATCCGGACATTAATTGTTTCCTCTAGTCAGTAATATTTGTAACATGGATTTGATTTCACTCATCTCATGTTCCAGAAAATTTTGTTGTTCTTGTAGTTTTCTAATCTGATCCTTATCTTCACTCTTTTGTTTATACGCCTGGAGCGCTTCTTTGTTTTGAGAGAGAATTGCTCCTGACTTTGGATCCCTGACCAAATCTTTTCTACCTTCAATATTTAGGAATCCTGAACTCATGCGAGGGCAATCGTCCTTAAGTCTTTGACTCTTGGAACAACCGCAGTATTTAGTGGAGCTCCATCAGCATACATACAAACCTTTATGCTAAACTTACCCATTGCTTCTGTTAGATCTGCGGGTAAGTTATACTCTACTTCTCTGAACCCGTCGAATGTTCCTGTTACAGATGGGGTCAACTGTAAGTATGGTTCATTCTCGAATGGTGCATCTTCACCTGCTGCTTGCTGTTTCACGAACACTTGAATATCAGTGTTTTGTGGTTTGTATTCGTTTAGAATGACTCTAATATTCTTGGATTCAAAACCATCTGCAAGGTTCACCTGACGCGAGACATAACGCGCTCTTGGTACTGATCCACTTGCAACCGGTAGAGCTTGAGGATCAAGTTCACCGTTGTTGTTTGAACCGCCCGGTGTCAAGTCCTTTGCACCTTCGATTATGTTTTCAACAGATACGAGACTTACTCGATCTAAGTCAAACACAGGAGAAACATGATCGTCGGTTCCAGAAACCGTAGCGTTCAGAATCAATGTGTCATTCGTATCGGATGTGTTGAGGTTTACCTTACGAGAACTGTCGAACGAGAACGATTCATTTGCAGTTACGGCAAATTCCGTACTTGTCGCAGCTACATTCGATGGGTTGTTTGGTGTAAATCGCATCTTAACATCGAAACGACTTTCAGGCCAGTTCGTGATCTCGGTATTTAAGTTACCCGTGTCAAGTTTAATTTCGCCCGTGTAACCACCAGAACCCTTCTTTTCCTTCAGAGTGAGAACATTCAAACCACCAGAAGTAAACTTACACTTGCTGATCTGCATCATGAGATCGGCAGTTGTGTCTGCCTCCCACTTACCGGCATTTTCAGATCGGAAAAGTGATCCGAGGTTTGGTTGTTCTGTGACAGGAATCTCGGTTCCGATTTGATTTTCGCCCATGACTGCGATGTATGTGCTATATTCGTCACTGTTGGTCTTGAGAACTACAGCGTGTTCACCCGGAAGTAGATAGACAGGCGAAGAGAATGTGAATGTAGTTGCAGAACCAACACTTGCAACATCTGGACTTTCACTAATATTCACTTCGGATGCGTTCTTAACGACTTCCGCGAATGGGTAGACCACAGAAGAACTGGGGTATCCATTTGAAGTTGGTCGCAACTGGAGAGTAACCGGCAGTGTGTCTGACTTACTCTTGAAGTAAACGCTTACCTTGTCAACATAAACACCGTTGGGGTATTCTGAAGGCGAGACGAAGAAGGTCTGAGAGACTGGATTAGTTGGTGAACTTTCATTCACGAAGAGATCGGTGTCCGTATCGGTTATGATTCTTTCTTCGTTGACACTCTTGCGAATAAGAGTTGGTTTACGAGTTGTGATTGTGATATCTTCTCTCGTATCAACCAGTCCCTCGACAGGGTAAACCATTTCTGCACTTGTGTTTGCGGCAGAAACAGTATTGGTTGCACTATCCGTGAGTCGGAATAGTTTTTCACCAACGCGGAACTGACCAGCTGGAATGTTGAATGTTAAGTTAACACTCGCGGGAATAGAACCAGTTGAATCTGTAATCAAGTCGGCTTCAGTTAATCTGTAAGTAGTGCCACCCAGTGTAAACGTGCATTGTTCGTCTACATTTGTTCCGTCAAAGAATGCGTGAACCTTTGTGTTTGGTCGAAGGTTCGTGGCAGTGATTGCAACACTTCTTGCACGAACGAAAGGCACGACACTGAGATCTACAAACTTATTGCCAATTTCCTTGACAATTCTTTCTGGAACCATTCTGGTTTCAATTCCAGTGCGAAGTTGTCTACTGGATGTGACATCGGTTGTTCTCGAAATTCCCTTTGCATTCTTGTTCAGAATCGTGTCGGAGATTGCTTCAGAACCAACCCAGTTTGTCTTCCAATCATTCCACTGAGTTCCGAATGCACCCGATCCGAGAGCCTTCCACGCATCGTTTTCCCCTTCGATGTTTACAAGAACATCTGGGTTTTGCGTATCATCATACCAGTTGTCTGATGGTGGGGTAAGTTTTGCTTGACCTAACCAATTGGTAACGGTAAACGGATTAAGATTTACTGTTGTCGTGGACAATGGTTGAGTGTTGAGTGACTCACTGGTGAATGGTAACATGACCAGATTGTCTGATGTCTTGTGTAGACTGTTAAGCGTTTCAACTTGGAAATCAACACTTCTTGACTTGAATGGAGCTCTTAATTCTTGATTCTCAAAATCCATCGAGACATTGTAGTCTTTGTTCTTCACATCACCTACGTTGTGACCCGAGAACTGATCGACTACGATGCCATTCTTGAACCTGTCATCACCATTTTCATCTTTGATGAACAGCGCTTCTGTTTGTCGTTCGAGAAGAGAAAGCGTGCTATAGTATTCAATCTGTTGAATTCTTCTTTCAAGACTACCGATATCTCGCATGGTAAATCTCTTGTTCTCAATGAACTTGGAGATTACATCAGTTGATTTATATGTGTATGCAGGAACATAGAATTTGTACAGTTCCATTGCATCCACAACCTTATCTGGTGATGTAGGTTCAAGTGCGGGAACACCTTGAATTACCTTGAATTCCTTATCTCTTGTAAGGACAAGTTTGTCAATTCGTGGAAGGTAGTATGAGTATGAGATGTTGAAAGACTGACCACTTGCAGGGAGGAACACCGAACTGAAATTAGTTCCATCGAATGCAGGTCGGAAATCAATAACCTTATTCAAGTTAGTCACTTCACCACTATCTGGTGATGTATATTCTGGAATGTCATCGAATGTAAACTTAATTTCACCAGACGCAGGAGTTTCGTTGATATAGGATTCCGAAACGAATGGTCCATTACCACTGTGTTCAAAGTATCGATATGATACCGTGATGGGTCCAGTTAGATTTGCAAGACCATCTGTCACATCGGTAACAGTTCCAGCGGCTTCGAGTCCGTTGTTCGAGATATACAATTTACCATTTTGATAAAGGTTATCTCGTTGACCATTGTCAAGTGCAAAGAGATTGAATACATCTGCGGTTGCTGAGATGCCCTCGTCAAAGGCGGAGATGAATGAATAGATATCATTGTTTGGTAGTTCAAAATACTTCAAACCAGTTGATGAGGTTTTAATATCAGCAGTTCCCAACGTACTGGTAACTTCTTTTAGTTTCTTAAATCTAATTGGACTTGTGGTGATACTTTCACCGGGGTTCACATCCAACATAGCAATTAAATCAAACTTTGTGGTATCTGGATATGTTCCAGTTCCACCACCTGTATTTTTAGTTACGGTTAACTTGCCGAGATCACCAAAATCTGTATTATTAGTTCTAAGTGTAAAGGCATCAGAGAACAGATTCATAATCTTACCGTTGTTATCCACCATGATGTAGTTGTTCAAATCTGTTCCGTCTACAATACCACCGGAAATACCACCACCTACAAATCGGATGTTGGAATCGCCGGAAGAAGCTTCAGCAACTAAATCATTAGGATCATCGAATGTGATCGGGAATGACTTGATAATTCTGTAATCAAGTGAGTTGATTGTTTTAACTACATCACCTGTAGGAACAGGGAATATAAGTTTATTTTGATCTGGGTTGAATACCTTACCTATGTAACTTGGGTGAACATCAAAGAGTTTACCACCAGCTAGTTGAGTTACCGCAGCTCTGTTTGTTTGTTGTGCAAAACCATAGAAGGCAGAGTATGTTTCATTCAAGAAGAATTTAACGCCTGCTCTCTTGTTGCCCATGTTGACATCAAACAGAGATACTTGTTGTTCGTCATTTGACTGTTCTTGTATTTGACGAATTCTTGCTGTACCGATTGTAACGGGAACTTGGGTTGCGGTGTATTGGTCCATTGACGAACCAGCGGTTCCAAGGAAACCATTAAAGTATGCCCCGTTTAGACCATAAGAATTCTGAACTGTCGTGACTTTACCAGTTGGACTTGGAACAAACCCAGTAACACCTGCTGTTGTTGTGTTATCCAGAGTTCCCTCTAGAATTGGTTTTGCGTCTGGTCCAACTTCAAACGATGGACCGTCTATCGAATCGAGTTCAATAAGCAGAGTTGTGTCCTGTAAGTCAGCAGAATTTCCTGCGTTTCTTGCGGTAAAGTTGACTACTGTTCCTGTTGCATACTTGGTGGGTGCGTTGCCTGGAACATTCTGAGCAACCTTTTCACCGACTGTGTATACTCGACCGGGAACAAAGTTACTCTTCGATTGAAGAAGTTGTGTTCCAGTTTCACCTTCGGTGTATGAACCGAATCCGTTAAAGTTGGCGGTAGTGACATTGTATGGACCTGCAACATCTATGATGTTACTGAAGTTTTCCGAGACTCCACTATTAGAGTTTATACCGTTTCCACCATAAGCAACAAAAGGCATACCACATGTTGTATCTCGAAGTCCGTAAATGTATCCGAGGTCACGTTGGAATCCTTGGAATCCAGTGCAAATTTCCAACAGAAGCCTATTTTGACTGTTGTCAAAACTAATCACGTTACCCTTGTTGATGATGTTGGGGTTGTTGATAAAGTTATTATATTCAATCTTAGAATCGTCCCAATCATTATATGTGAATTGAACGATTACCTGACCGTGCTTGTATGTGTTTGCAACAATTCCAGCATTCACCAAAGAAGATGCGGTTTGATTGTCTACTGACGCTTCTCCCGCATTAAAGTCTGCATCAACAATGCCTTCATCTTGGAGAACATTTAGATAACCATCACCAACAATTCCGGGATCGTCTCCTTCGAATCTAATCTCCTGTACCGACATGTCGGCAGTGATACCTGATCGGATTCCATAACTGAATGTATATGCTGCGGTGTTTCCGCCTGTAGGTGCAGATGTAGAAACGAAATCTATGAAACCCTTAAATCCATCAGTACCGCAAGCCTGACCGAACGCATATGTCGGAAGAACTCCCGGATATGACTGTGAATTAAATCCACACGAAGGTGCGAATGTTACACCAGAAACCTGTTCAACATAAAGAATTGGTCCGTTGGCAGTTAGAACCCATGCAACGACTTCGCCGATGGCTTCCTTTAGACTTAATGGATCGGTATACAGAGGACTGGTAGAACCTTCTAATGTAAATCCACCGGCATCTGCGTTTGCTGTTGCGCCATATTGGAACTGTCTTACAACATCACCAACTGCAAAGTTTGATGCTGAGTTATATCCATTCTGACCTGTTACATAAGCATCTGCTAATGGGAAAGCATATATGGTCTTATTGATTACGCTATTGATACTGGAACCATAAGAAACAGGACTACAATTTTGAGTTGTTCCACTAATCCCCGCAAAACCTTGTTGGACTACACCACCAGCTTTCTGGAATCCGCCAGTTCCAGCTGATTGCAGAATCATAGAACTACCGGACCTAAAGGTCACGGACTCCGCTGGAATCCATCTTCTGGCCACGCCTCCTGCTCTGATGTAAGCATTTGGTCCTCCACCGCCGCCGATGTCACCGTCGATGTTACCCAAGAAGACCTGTCTGATGAAAGAACAAGTAGCTCCGGGACTTCCTACTTCACCCTTAAACGAGGTGTAACTTCCAATCGAAGGAGCAATTCCTTGTCCGATACTATAGTTAACCCCACTTCTGTAATTCTGTCTGAATGTTAATTTCTGGAGATATCTATCTGCACTTGCTCCGGGATGATATGCACCAGAGGCAACATAACCACCCTGACTGTCGATTGATGTTGGGAGGTAATACGCACCTGAACTTTCCCCCACGATAAGTGATGTGAGAGAAGATTCCATAGTGGCTGAACCAAAGTTGTCAATGACTAAAGCACTATCGTAAGATCCATCATGTTCAGAGGCAAACAATGGAGCCCAGTATCGAATTGTGGCTGTTCCTGCTTCATTTGCTCTGTATGGAATGTTTACCTGAATAAATTTACCCTTGAGGTCAATCTTAGGTAAATTGTTGTAATCGAAGGGTCCATCAGTTCCTAAAATGGAAACAGTAGAATCGAACGGATAACTGTCAAATCGATTTGCAGAATATTTAATTGCAACATCATTTACTGGAAGTGAATCAGTCTCGGCAACAATGTAATTTCCTAGATTTGCATTTAGGTTTGCACCGGACAGTGAGTCATCGGTTCTTGCTCTATCTGAAGAGATATTTGTTTTCGATTGTGTTTCGAACTCATATCCAAAGACATAAGCTTTACCGGGATTTATAGAAAGAGCTAACTTGGATGCGGTTCCGCCTTGTTCTTCGCTGTAGATACCAGTTGCATCTGGAAGGAATGTTACTGCACTCACAAGTCCTGTTGCTGGGTCTGGACTTTCATTGTTGGATAGAGTGATGCCGGTTGCAAATCTTCCTGAGTCCATATCCACAACGAGTCTTTGTGCCGTCGAACCTACGAAATTAGTTCGATCTAAAACATTAAGAACTTCAGCAGTTACACCATTATTGGTTACGGTGTCCCCGATGTCGAAAGTAGCGGCTACTGAATTTAGTGTAACATCGACCTGATACTTATCAATTCTAAGGTTGTTGAGGACAGTGGCGTTAAACGGAGTAACAGTGTAGTTACCAGACTCGTCGAATGTTCTTCTTGCGAGTGTCTTTTCTAATTCAGCGTATTCGGTCTTGTTATATCGTTTGGTGATCTTACCATTTTCAACTCGAAGAACATCCACGAAGTCTTTGTCGATAAATTCAGACGGTGTGTTGGTGGTAATGTTGAGAACTTTAGAACTGAAAACAGGATCTACCTGATAACGATCTGCGCCTGGTGCTGAATAGTTGTAAGATCCCTTCGCGGGATCTACAAGAGTGGGATCATCGATGTTGTCAATAATCTTCTTGTTGATCTGAAGACCAACTCGATTGGTTGGGTACTGATAAAGTCGAACACCAGCTGATGCACCAGCGGCGGTCCCTTCTTCTCCCGATGAAGGACTTTCGATTTGATTTGCCGTTGATAATCTATATGGTACGTTGGTTTGCGGATTAATATAAACGAAGAAACCGTCAACATAAAACACACCAGTATCGATGGAACATGCCAGTGCATCGCCTGTTGCTGCAACTAAGTCGCCTGTTGTTGACTTGACGGTAAAGTTAACACTTTGAGTTTCACTATAAACCTGATCACCAAGACCGAATGAATCTCCAGCCGTTCCACCGCCACTTAAGTATTGAAGGAATACAACTGGGAAAGTATCTACACCAGTAGAGAGTGGAGCTTCTGTGGAGATAACTCTTGCCCGTAGATTTGATTTATCACCTGTACCTGTAAGAAAATCACCTGCAATTAAAGCTCTGTTTGCTTCGTTTAATCCAGAAGCACGAATGTAACTTACATTCTTTTCTGTGAGTCCAGAACCAAGAACCGGGGTTCCGTTCTTAAAGACATGATCTCCAAAACGCTCAATCTGTGTTTGAAGAGCGGTCTGGAGTTGAGTGAGTTCTCTTGCTTGAACGGCGAATCCTGGCTTGAAAAGAATCTTAAAATAATTCTTTGTCTTGTCAAAATCGTCGTAGTATGGATCTCCCGATGTCAATTCAGGGTCATATGAAGGCATGTTTCTGTTACTCCCTAAAAGTCAATTACGACTTTGATTTCTTCGTCTTGATCTGGATTTCTTTGCACAGGTCTTACGTTCTCTATGTATAACACTTGTCCGGTATTCTTGAGGAATTCTGGAATAGTTGTTCCCAAGACTTCACCTGTATATCCACCCACTGAAATTACATTTCCTGCTGTCAGTGAACCGATCGTAGATGTAACATACATGTCCGTTGTACTTCCGGACGGACCTGAAGTTGTTCCTGTTGCATAACTAAAACTTACTAGTGTAGAACTAAATTGGTTTGAGTTTCCAGTAACACCCAAGTCAAGAAGACCTGAATTCAATTGGAATTGTGGACTAGTAAAGAACGACTGAACTTTAGTTGTGAGTCTATGTGATTCGTCGATGTTTACTGGTTCACTTTTAATCTTGGTAATTGTTCCTACTGGTGAGTTGCTTAGTTGAACTGTACCATCAGAAGATAAAGATTTAAAACCAAACACATCTTCGCCGTCTAACTGTGTTCCAAGTGCAACGCGAGGACCAATAAACGAACCTACATTATCTGTTAGTGTAATAGTTCCTCGTTCACCGTCTGCATCTGCGACGAATCGCGTTACCTTCGCAGTAGAACCAGAATTCATACCATATACAATAGACCCAATTGGGAATGATTCGTTGACGAATGTTTTACTATGTGTTACGGAATCCACAAACCCACCAAAACTATTTCCGTCGCCGCCAAATGTATAACCCGTTCCTGTTGTTTCTCCATAGAAAATTCTACCGGAAGTAACGGAACTAGGACGTTCGTCTGGAATCACACAAGCTCTGAATGATCCATTGTCTACTGATACGGTCAGTTTACCAGCGGTATTTGGAACCCAACTTAGAACTGTTCCTCTTGCCTGAGTTGTACTGTATTCGCCTTGGTGAACTTTTTGTCCTACAACAAAGGCGTCTACTGGGTGAGTCATTCCCGGTGTTCCTACTGTATGGAAATTAATAACAGCAGTATTGTTTTTGTTTCTTATGTCTATCTTGGTGAAGTTCGGTGTTGCAGTTCCGGCGATAAGACCTGCGGTAACACCAGCAGTCCACCCTGCTAACTGTGGATTTTTGACAACAGAGAATTTTCTAAAATCATTCTGAACATCAAACGCTCCACCTTCCGAACCCTTTAACAGTGTTCGAATCATTACCTTATTTGCACCCAGTTCATAAACTGCGTTCGATCCGTGTCCACCCAGAGGTGTACCAACGGCGGAAGCTGCAAATCCAGCACCAGATGTATCTGATGTAGATGGAGTAAGCATCTGGATTGATGGATCAGTAATGCCGGAACCGGGGTTAAGAACACGGATGTTGGTTATTACCTTTGTTTGGTTAACGATACCGTCTGAGTCTTTTGGTAATCCAGAAACTCCACCGAAGTCGGCCGAGATACCCTCAAATACCGGATAGATAACAGCGTTTTGTTCAGATGTATTTCCAGTTCCACTTGCAACGTAAATATAAGGTACGATGTTAAAGTAAGCAGAATTACTAGCACCGGACGGAACATATGACGGAGTGGTTTCAAATCTTGGGGTATAAATTTCATTACCACCAGAGATACCAAGAATTTTCTTGTAGTAACCTATCTTAGTAAATCCGCCGGCATCGGACGCATCGCCACCGCCGGAAGGTGATCCCATATCAAGATCGGTGAGTGCCCAATTTATATACTCGTTAGTTGTATATGAATTGTTTACTGTCCACTTGCACGCTTCAACAGTATCTCCAAACGGATCTGTGAAAAATGCTCCATTATCTAAGGCAAAAACTTTGTGTGTTTGATAGAAAGTTGAATCGGAACTGGCGCCCTTTGATCTCATTATTTCTGAGTTAGACCAATAACTACCCGACATGTCCAACCTAACTCCGAACACACCACCGTTTGAAGCGTTTTCTTGTACCTCTCGTTGAAGGTATTCAATCGTTCCAATTTTTGTAGTCGAACCGGCAACTGAAACCGGAATGTAATCATCGGTTACAAAGTCTAGGTCGTCTTCTTTAAGTTGGTACATGAATTGCCAAACATAACCATCTGCGCCTGGTGTTTGGTATTCTGGGTATGTGTGAGTTGGTTGTACCGTCGATGCAACATTTCCTCCATTATTGTCTAAACATTTATAGACACGATACTGTGGAGTCATTACATAGAATGGTCTTGATTCGAAGGTGGAAGATCTGAAAATTTCATCTGTATCAGAGAACTGTGAATATGTAATTCCACTTGTCCAATCATATCGGTTGGTAACGAGTCTTACATCTTCGCTTGTAATTTTCTTTGCAGCAATGGCAGACGACCACGAATCAAATTGATTGTTCGATGTGTCTAATGAAGTAGGAGGTGTGTTGTCATTTGGCCATGATTCTGGCTTAGAAATCATGAGAAAGAACGAATCCGAGTCACTTGAAAAATCATCAAGAAACGATTCTGCGGCCGATACATTTAAAGAAAATTGCAAATTGGACATTTATTATTCCTTAGTTTATTTATACTACAAGTCTTGTCCGTAATCGTCCGGCACATTTGTAGATCCTAATGTTCCCTGTGAATCATAACTAGCTCCAGCAACTGGAGGGGAAGTTAATATATATGGTCCTAAAATAAAATCTTGTAGTCTCATTCCACCCCACGTTGCACCAGTACCGTACTTAGACTGAACTCCCCCGTGCCATGTATTTGGATGTGGGTGGACAATCCACCAATCTATATTATTAGATGGCCATCCAGGCATTGTAGATCCAGTATATTCTCCATTGTCAAACTGTCCGAGGAATTCTTGAGTAGCACCTATTCCACCGTATCTACGGAAGTTTTGAGTATCCCACCCAGAAGAAATTCCGGCACCTAAAGCAGAAGCAGCGGTTCTTGTGTTACCTTGTATGTCATATGAATTTGCTGCATCATAACCATAGGGGAAATAGTCAATGAGAAACCCACTAAGTGTTCCGGCGCCGCCTAGATCGTCTACGATTACTCCTCGTAAATCGTAGTATGAAGGTAATACTGCTTTAACGCCGGTTTGATCCGTACAGGTAACTCCATTTGAGAAATCGTTCTCTACTGCAATAGTGTAAGGAAAATAGTTTGCAAATTGAGGCATTTCATCACGGACTATTCCGAATCCACCGGTACTTGCTGTTGCACTTTCTTTTCTATAAACCAGATAGTCACCCAACACCAGTTTACCACTTGGGTGTGCAAATTCTTTCAATGAATCTTTATATTCACTTAAGTTTGCTTCTGTTTTCACAACATAAGAATGAATCTGGTAACGATAATTATCCTGTAGTTTTTCAGTCGATGAAACTTTACCATCGTTGTTTGACCAGTAACCAACTCTAGTCACTTTTGGACTTGTGGTTATGAGTAAACCGTCTGCACCTGTGCCTGTTTCGGATACAACCGATACGACGTATTGGTTAAGATTTCCATTGAATGGATAATAGTTCAGTCCCGGATCATCAATTCTGATTGATCTAATTGATCCTGTTTTATCCACCGACTCTACTGAAGCTTTAACACCTTTTCCCGAATATGCGCCGGACACGACTGTAACCGAATCGTCTGGTTGGTAGTTCGATCCACCGTCAGTGAAAGTTACTCCCGATACCATACTCAAAAGAGTAGAAGAAAACTCAATCGGTTCGGTTGACGCCGAAGAAACTTTTCCGGGATATGGAACAGACCCAATCACAGCAAACAATTCTAATTCTAGAATAGGAGTTCCATCCTTCGTAAACTGTCGCAAGTCTACTATTGTTGCTGAACCCTGTGAAGTGAGTGTAATGTCGTCGATAAACTCTACTCTTAGATTTCTTAATGTTCTATTCCTGTCTGGATCTGAATCAATACATCTAATGATTGTTGGTTGTATCCATCGACCACCAGAGGCATTCAGTATATCAGTAGAAGGAATATAAACTTCTGAATATACATCAAACAAAGCTCTAAGGAGAAAACGAATTGATGATTCTGTACCCTTTGCTAGATAGAAAGATCGAACTCTTTTCAGAACCGATCTCAAGTCTAACGTGTCTCCCTTTACGGAAGTTATGTTGTCGGGGAATCCCTTGAAAACTTCATTCTTGAAATATTTGAGAAAATCATCCGTAGTCTGATCGATGTCCACTGTACCCAATAAACTCATGGGTGCAAAGTAGGAATTATCCTGCGACTCCAACCACTTGTAATACTCTTCTACAAATGTAACAAACAGAGGGTGATCCTGAACAACGAAATCAGGAAGATTCTCTGCAACTACATCTGAAATTTTATTTCGTGGGTATCTTGGCATTTATTTTCTCAGGCAGGAGTGTCGTTTGAAAGACCCATGTTTATGGTAACTGAAGTTGTATCTGTTTCATCCACAACAAGAATTTGATTTCTTAATACCTCTACGTCGTTGTTTGTTGAGGAACCGTAAACTCGAATGAAAGAATCGTTCGGAATACTTTGAACATTTATCTGTTTGAGATCTAGTTTACCAGTTGTGTAATCAATCGTACCGGCATTTGCATTTGAGATCACTCTGTTTCCGGAAACATCTAGTGTATAAAGTTGAAGTGTACCCTTTGTATCATCCTGAATATATGTGTTTACACCGCCAATGACGAAGGCGTTGCTCTCTACGCTAGACTGACCGGGTTTCTTCGAGATACCACCGGGGAATGTTACGGTGTAATCCTTTGGTGTTCCAAAGAATTCAGTTGGATCAATTCTCTTTTCCATGTTAACAGTCATGTTAACGGAAACGATCGATGGGTTGACGGCGATTATGTTTTTAATTACAGTAGAACCTCGGAAGTTTTCACCGAAGTCCTCTAGTTGATTGTCTGTGTAATCCTGTATTGATTGTCTGACCAACGACTTTACTCCAAGTGAAGATAACTCAGTGTAAGCATTATTGATTAGAACATCAACGGTTGGTCTAATATAAGTGTAATCTGCATCGACGAACTCGGGAATGATTCCTACGATATTTTTTGTCTTGATGATGTTGGTGATAATGTCATTTTTCTCTACATCAGAAAGTCCCAAGGCATTTTTTGTGTTGCCTACTACGAAAACTTTTCCATACTGTGGTGGGTCTGCATCTTCACCACCGTAAACCAAAACTGATTTCAACTGTTGGAATCGTTTGAGAATTTCTGTTCTGTAATCTTCTGATGTTACTAGTCTGTTTTGTGACTGAAAAGATCTAGGTCCAATTTTCTTAGAGAATGAAGATTGTTCTCGTTCAGCACCGCCCGTAGCTACAGTTGATACTACAACCTCGAATGTCCCATCATCACCCGTATGTGAGAAGACTCTGGATCCTACTGCGTCTCCAGCACCTACACCGTTTGCATTTTGACCTTTTGATCTGAGGTATTCAATTGAAATGATATTTCCATCATCTGGTCGTTTCCCGATTACATTGTCACCGAATTCTATTTCGTAGTATCGGTTTAATCCGATTTGTAAGAAATATGTTTCTGTTGTATCGGTAACATCGAGAATCGTATCAGACCTAAACCACTCATTGCTTGTGGTACTGTCTTCTGTTTGAGAGTCCTTGACAAAAACTTTGAGGAATCGATTGTCAACACTTAACTCTGGGATAACATATCCACTCTCGTTTAGTGAATCATAAACCAGATCATATGTGAAGAATGTACCTTCGTAAATATCCACATCACCCGTAATCCATTCAGTTGCTTGTCCACTACTGTTGTAGGCACATGCCTTAAATTCTGCTGCATCTGGATTCTTAAACGTAAAGTTATTATCACCGATCGTCGCGGAAAATGTTGATTTATCCGGCAAGATACCGTCACCATAAGGAACAGTTCCAGCTGAAGTTGGTCTAAAGATGACCTTGACTGTTGACTTCGCGGAAGTTCTAGACTGTGGTGTGTAGTTTAAAAGTTTAAGTAACGAGTTGATTGAATCTGGTTTGATTGCACTGTCGATAAAGGCTTCGGATATTGCCATGTTGTTGTAGAAGGCTTGGTAGTGTGTGTTGTAGGCGAGAATGTCAAGTAGAACATTAAGACCTGAACCTTCAAAGTTATACCCAGAAAACACTGATTGTGAAGACAGATATGTTTTTAGATTGTCCTTGATATCATTGAAGTCAAGGCTGTCGATTGGTAGTGATGTATTTTTAGAAGCCATTATCGTACTCTCTTGATTGTGACAGTTGTACCGTCTATGTTATCTTGACCGGAAACGGAAAAATAAATCGTTAGATCCAACGAATTCTTATCGAATCTGTTTTCGTCAAACTTGAGTCTCTGTAAAGTGACTCTGGGTTCATACTTTTCAATCAATGTTTTTAATCTTTCCTCTATATCTAGTTGAATAAAAGGATCATTCAACTCAAAAAGTAAAGAACGAAGTCCAGCATTTATCTGGGGGTTGAATGGTTTTTCCAACAGATTGAAAAATACTAGATTCTTTAGACTTCTTTTTATGGCATTATTATTAACCAACAACGAAACATCCGAGGTAATCGGATTTTTCGAAAAGTTTAAATCTAAATCTACTGTTCTTGAAGGCATATTTTCTCCCTACTATGTATCAGTCTAAAAGACCACCAAAGCTTGGAATTTCCGGTATAGTTGCAGGATTGGTGATAGCTTGTGTGAGTTTACATGGATCACAAAGACTAAGAACATCTTGAATGAATCGGAATAATTCAAAGACAGCACCCTTGATAATTTCTTGTATGGTTATGAATATAGTATTGAGTTTTGCAAACGTACCAATCAGAACTGCACTGGTTACCGCAATTGTTTCTCTTGTTTTTGAACCGATGTTGTTTAAACCTAAATCAAAATTTAGATCAGCAAAGAATTTAGAAAGGCAATTCAAAATTCTCATAATACATCTTCCCAAGAATCCAGTCGCCAGATTTACGAGATCGAAGAACGCATAAGCGAACTGTCCGACCTTGGTGGCAAACAATTGAAATCCATTTACAACATTTTGAACAGTTGCAAACGGATTCAAAAACTCTACGCCGCAGATGTCATCAATCTCTTCAATAAAATTACAAGAGGGTATTCCGGGGAACGGTGGAATGTTTATGTCACCGGGCAAATCACAGAACTGACATCCCAAGTTTAACCTACAGTTACCTACTTTGAGTAGTGTAGAAAATGAAAGCGGGTTAACCCAGTCCATGCCGAAAGGAACTTCAATCTCAAACCCATCGAATAAATTTTCACAATCATCTGATTTGTTTTTAACTTGATCGTTTATCTCTTCAGATCTCTGTGTAATTTGATTTACAATATTTTCCATATTGTTTTCTAGATCGTCAAAGATAACACCAATTTCTGAATTTAACCCATCTGCTTGTTCGTCCGTGAGATAGATACCCGGTTGAACTTTACCGAAACGCTTGCTTATATTACGAACAGCATTCGAGACATATGATATGGCATCCAAACCAACGGCGGTAGGACCAACCGAAGCTTCTTCGTTGCTGACTAATCCAGCATCACTAATACCATCAGAACAGTTCTGATCTACTGTTCTATCGGGAAATTTATTTTCGCAATCTTCGCAAGACATACAGTTTCCTTATCAGTTGAGGTTTAAGAGTCCACCTGTAGTTATATCGATATTCGCTGAGGAGTTTATTTTCGTTCCACCATTAGAACCCATGAAGTAATCACCTTGAGATAAGAAATTAATTTCACTATCGAATACTTCTGTCAAACTGCTTCCTGTCACGATTCTAGTTGATGTGTTTATTGTGTCATAGTCTGTTTCTCTTACATAACTAGGAGACTTGTGGAAGTGACTGAGATCAATAAGAGTATCTAAACTCCCAAACCGTTGAGTGCATAACGCAGAGGTTTCGAGTTTCATATTCATTCCAGAAATCATATCAAGTGTAGTTGCAGCGTTTACCACCATTTCGCCCATTGATGTCTTCATTAACATGGAACGATTCGCTAGAAGACTCAAACCGCCCTGTTGAGCGTTTAGAGCAACACTACCACTTGTGGATATTATATTCAAGTTCTGACGAGCCGTTGCCGAAATCGAACTTCCGGCATTGATGAACACATTACCACTCTTCACGCCTGGAAAGAATCCCCCGACTGCATGTGGAATGGAATATAGTCCAATGTTGCCACCCATCGTTGTTATGTTAATGGTCTTGGCACTGTCTATAGTTACTTCGTCTTCAGAATATTTCTTACTCTTTCCTCTGGTGTGGAATAGTTCGTTGAAACACTCAACCGTCATGTCACCGTTAATTGATTCGGCATATGATCCGGAAACGCCAATCGTCCTGTCCCCGTTGACGAACGTATCATAGTTTCCTCGAATCATTTCTCTTACACTTCCGTTCACCTGTCGTTCAACATTACCCTGAACAAATTCATAGACATCGCCTTCGATATTCAGAAACAGATTACCGCCAAGTGAACCTTCATCACTTGGAATCAATTTCTTGATGTTGATGTAGTTGTCGCCCAATATAAATTCGTAGTTGTCTCTAACTACTTTGGCAACCTTTGTACCGAATGGATGAACCTCTGTGAATGTTCCAGATCTGTGGTAGTCATGTGTGCGTTCTTTACCGGGTGTGTCGTCGCGTTCGATGATGTGACCGGACTCACTGGTGATGACATGGTTGTAAGGATACTTTGCATCGAACGGTGTTGGTGGTTCACTGTAGGAACCGTGTCCGTTTGCGACTGGAACATTCTTTACTCGATTGTCAATTTTATCTTGAACTACGGGAGGAAGTTCATCTTCTGTTTCTTCTACCCCTTCTTCGTTTTCCCATCGGTAACGAGCAAGCCGAGTAACATCAGATTCGTTAAGTCCATGTTCCTCAGAATCAAGAGGGTATCTTTCACCCGGATCTTGATAACCAGCTTTTGATGGATCACTAACATCCGGCGCATCCTCCGGAATACCGGGAATGGTTCCCATTATAACTGGCATCTGTGCATTTTCGCCGTCTCGGAAGAAACCGAAAACGTGAGTACCGGGAACTGGTCCGACCGGCGTTTCACCGATACCACTAGTCGAAGCAGAATTGACAGGCGTTACTGGTGAAGCCCAAGGCAACTGAGCGGTTGGAATAAGATTTTTATCTTTATCATGATAACCAAATATACGAACCCTACACCTACCAAGTCGTTGTGGATCTTTTCTATCCTCGACAACACCCTGCCACCATATAAAAGAATTTGATTTAAACAATTCGTGCATTATTTCGGAGCCCCATCTCGCATCAACGTAAGTTTGGTTGTGTATTCCTGATTGACTGAAGTAGATTCAAAAATGAATCTGTGTTCTACATCAGAGATTAAATACTTGCCACCCAGAGACCTTCCCTCTTCGTCATGTGAAGTGTAAGAACTTTGGTCTTTGGTTAAATTCCTCACCTGCATATCTGAGAACATCACACATTCTCCTACTCTGCGGTTAGTATCACCTACAATATTTATTTCAAGTGGAAAGTAAATGTTCAGGTTTCGCTGAGTGTATACTAAATCTAACCAATCTTCCTTCTTATCAACACCTTTGTTTTTCTCATCGTCACTGAACAAGTATTTTTGTTTTGGTAAGAATGCCTTAAACGAGTTGGGTGAACCCAATCTGTTCGTGATTATGTCATTATCTTCTTCTATAAACTTTTTGGTGTTCGGATCCACGAATGGTTCAGGTGCATCGTCTTTATAATTGTATACCTTTTCAAAATATTTTTTGCGAGTCTGATCGTAAAAGTATAACGTGCCTCCCCAAGTACCAAACGCATTGTATTTGCTGCTGTTCATATCCGGAACAACCGTCGTTCCCTTCACCGTTCTTCTTTCCCGTATGTGTGCTTCTATTGGATCTTCTGCGTCATACAGTATGTCAACAATGTAACCAGATGTCTTATCGTCGTTCGTACCAACGACTGGTTCTTTTATCATGTCGGTAAAGGAAGTGAAAACGGATTCCACTCTACCTCTGTCGTTGAATCTCTGAAAGAAAAAGAAGTTCGCACAGTCTTCGTTCTTTGAATCGATTGATCCATTCGTCAACCATGATATACACTTCGATGGACTCCAATTTGGCAAGACACATGAAAAATCAGACCCAAGTGTTTCAGTCACAAAACTGAGATTGCCCGATCCTGCATCCAATCTCTTGTCCTCAAGAATGTAGTCAGTGTAAATACTTGATACAATTTCTGATCTTTTCTTTTTACTAAACGACTTCACTACTCGGGTGGTCGAGTCCTTGAATCCTTCGGGAGTAACAATATCAAGTCTATACCTCGTAGTCTTTTCACTACTGGATGATTTGGATGTATTGTATATGATAAAACTCTCTTGCAATTTTTTACCGGGAATTGCATCTGTTTTTTCTAAGGAAACAAAAGTAGCAATATCCATCAACAGAATATCCTGTGATGTAATTCTGGTTTTGTTTTCTTCTAGGTAACCATTCGGGATATCCAGAATAACCGTACCAACAATGAATGGTTGAAAAATACTTTCATTTAGAGTGATACTTACAATTCTAGGTTCGACATTTCCGCCCGTCTCAACGATAGCTTCATTGTCTTCCGCAGAAACTATAGTTATAGATGCACCCTCGAATTTACCGATGGGAACTGTCATTATTGTTTTTCGAAGGTTATCAGATACTCTTGCCATTATAGATTAATAACCTCTTTAAGTTTATCTTGTATTGTTTTTATGATAGCAACACTATAAACTCTTATATTTCGGTTTCGGTCGTTTATCTCTGTTTCAAATTTTTCATTTGTGATGATACTCGCACCGTCGTTTGTAATTGCGGTAGACGAACCAGTTAAGTATACGTCGATATATCGGGCAGCACCGATCAGGGTAAGAGGTGATCGATATACATCAATTGAGTTTGTTTCAGAAGATAATGCAATGTCTCTGAAGTGGTGAAGTGATAATCTAGACTGATCTATCTTTCGACCAACATACATTTTCTTGGAACCCGTTATATCCGTGATCGTCCAACCGGAAACAGTTTCTCCAATCAAATCTTCAGCACCACTTAGTCGCATGTGTCCTGTTGTTCTATCATAATCTACTAGAGTAGTCACAACCTTGTCACTTCCGGCACTGACGTTTACCGTATCACCGATAGAATACGAACTCGCTGCGGACTGGGTGTCCATCGTAAGACCGTTTGAGTTCTCGGTAACGTAAAGTGAAACACCTGCATACTTAGAGTCTATTCGTTTGTTTAACTTTTCGTAACTGGCAGGCCAATCGTAGAACGGATTGATTAGTCGGTTTGTGATAAAGAAGGACCAGTATAGACTGACATCATTGTAGTATTTCATCGCGGCACTCTGAGGTGTTTCTCCATCACGAAGAAGGCGAGTTTTATATTCGTTTGTGTTTAGGAGCTGATTGGTTATATCAGTTCTTCGTAGAATATCAACCGATTTTTTTAAAACACCGGGAGAGTATTCATAATCAATTACTGGATAATTTTCAAAGTAAAATGACATCAATTACTCCTATCGTCTTCGGGGTTTTGACCAAGGAAATCATTTGACGACGAAACAAAGTTTCCGAGGAAAGTTCCTTGGAGTCTTGCCGCCGCGTCAGATGTTACATCGGCACTGTCAGCAAATTTGCCAAATGGGTCTCTACTTCCCAGATCAATTCTGTTTATCATCTCTCTACTATTCGGATGCACCTCTGTCATCTGAACTGAAAATGCCATGTTGCCAGGTTGACCATCACTGAAATACGAGGGAGCGCCGGCGTTGTGGTAGTTCACATCCAAGTTACTTAGAAAACAAAATGAAGTAGAAAATATTCTTCGGTTTACATTGTCCGTACTAAAGTCAAAATTATCTCCTTCTTTTACCGCATCTCTAAAGAGGAAATCTACCTTTACTCTTGCGGGGTTCAGGAAGAATACTGCTTTGTTTATTCTATCCCCGGCACCATTCGTGTCGGATAATTCGTTATTGGTCGGCGGGTGCATTGCAATTTTAAAAGTGTTCACGATTTCTTGAATTGAATTTGCTTCTTCTTTATTCGTAGGAACCAACTGAAACCGCATGTTAAAACTTCTGTTCTGTGGTTTGTTGATTACCAGTTCGTTTCTCTTGTTTAGGTTTCCGCCAATGGCTCTTCGTACTATTGACGTTCCACCGAACAAAGAACCAATCAGTTCTCCAGCACCATCTGTTATTGCGTCTACTGAATTTAAAACCTTATCAGTACCAGATTGTCCTGATGTAACTACGCCAGCTATATCGGAAGTAGTACGAATAAAAGTCTCCAACGCCCTTTCAAACAAACCAGCTTCGAGATCATCAAACGAAACATTATAGTTGTTGCTCAGTGCAAGAGGCGAAGGTAAAACTATAGTTGCAGTTGGTTCGTCGGGATTTGGTTTTTGACTATCGAAGAATCGAAAGCGTATCATAGCCGGCGATGTTTTCGTTATCGTGGATGGAAAAACTATTGTTCTCATTGGTTACCTATCTGTTGTGGATTGTTACTTGGTGTGACATCGTTAAGATCACTTCTTACATCCATTGGTATTCCACCTGGCTCAACTGGACCATCGAATGTGGATGTCGTAAAATCTCTGTAACATAAGATGATGTTGTAGAGCAGAGCTTCGTTAGCAGATTCGTTTGACATCTGAACTTGACCGATAGACTCACACCAGACATTAGATAGATTATATTGCAGGGTTGGACTTCCCGGCGTTCCTAATTGGGAAGAAGCAGGAACCGGTCCCACTCCCTGCTTAGTAACTGATCGAATCAATATTGTCATATCGGTAGTATAGTCGTCTTGATATGTCAGTGTACCTGAACTTGGTGAAACCCCCAGCGACTGCCATGCGTGAAAAGCATATAGCAGTGGATCATTTCTTCTCATCAACAGAGTCATGTTGATTTCACCATCGTAAGTTGAAATGTAAGGAAACTGACGAAGAGGTCCACCATAATACACCGACTGTTTGGATGATGTTCGTGAAGGTAAAGTAAAGGAACGCACTGCCACATTCATGTCCAATACGTTCTGTTTACTGAATCTAAATTTCTTTTCCAGTCCTTCTCTTTCTCGAATTGCTTCAGTTCGATTGGGAGCGGACACTGTAGTAGTTGGTCCAGTGGGTAAGATGATTTCAAAATCATAGGGATGAACAATGTTCTGTCCCCTTGCAATAGTATTTTTGATTAAATCTACTTTTGGTGAAATCATCTGTTTGATTCTCCTAGAAGTTTTCTTATCTTCTTACTGGTTTCCGTCTGTATAACGTGCGACTTCTTCTTTATGAAATGTTCTGTAGGCAAAGCTAAAGCGGTTTCCCAGTATTTAGGGTTTATTTCGTATACCCTCGAACGTATTCGATTTGTTTTATATTCCTTTAAACCGGCAAGTCCTCTTATGTATTTCTTACTTTCTGATATTATTCTATAATACATTCTAAATCTTGCTTGCTCTCCGAGATTTCTATCTGTAAGTAACGGCCACATTGAGTAGAAAGTTCTCATTCTGTCCTGTATAGAATAGTAGTGAAGGTTGACACCGATCACTGTGTCCTTGTCCGGAACCTCCACGATGAGAATCAACGGTTGTGCATCAAAGTATGGGAGTGTCTTATATGTCTGGGGAAAGTAACGAAAGGTAATCATCTTTCCGACTTCTTTGAGTACAGGTTTGAATTCAGTCTTACCGTAGATTCGATTGGAATATGATTCAAATACATCTGGAGTGTATAGAGCAGTTCCCAATTCCTGTCTTGCCTCCGTATACATCTTTTTTGCATTGGCGGGCGAGGGGTTCTTGGTAACTTTGAATTTTTCGAGGATCGATATTGGATCTTTTTCTTTTTTAGCCATCTGTTTCCTTCTTGAACAAAGTATCCTCGGTCACGATCATGAACTTCCATCCTCTCGCCTCGCAGACCTTTTCCGCTGCATCCCACTTTGCCTTGTTTACTGAATACGTTTTCGCCTCGTTGATAAACGTCTTGGTTTTTTTCTTGGGTTTCACTGGTGGTTTCGTCTGCTTCTTTGGTTTGACCTCTATCAGAAAGGTTTGTATTTCCTTGTTCTTGTTCTGCACTTCCATTATGAAATCAACGTAATAACGATGTCGTTTGCCATCGACCGGCGAAACGTACATCACTATTGTTTCTTCTGAACCCCATCTCAAGACGGATGGATTGTTGTCCATCCAATTCATCATTTTTCTTTCCCACAACGAGCGATAAATAACTCGGGTGGGATTCCCGATATACTTGGAGGGATTTTTTGGTGTATACTTTCCTTTGTATGCCATCTTTTCCCCTAAATATATATGTTCATTTTGGAGAAATATAATGACATTACCGAAAATTGCAGTGAAGACGTACAGTGTAAAATTGCCTATATGCAACAAGACGATAAAGATTCGTCCGTTTACAGTGAAAGAACAAAAAACACTACTGATGACTGCCAGTGAAATTGGTGAAGAGGTTACGGGTGCAAGTAGAAGTCACATAATATCAAATTGCCTAGAGGTATTGCAAGCGTGTGTTCAAGGTGATCATGATCTAACCGAGCTGAGTGTGACCGACTTTGTTTATCTTATGGTAAAGCTTCGAGAGTTCTCTGTCGGTGAAGAGATCAAACTCGCATACAAGTGTCCGTGTGGTGAGTCTGTGAACCCTGTGATGGTCTTGAAGAACATGAAGGTGAAGAACATCAAGAAAGGTTCTGACTACGAGAAGGAACTGAAAATTACACCAGAGGTAATGATTAAACTACGACCACCCAAAGTAAAAGAATCCATGTTGATGAGTGAAATGGAATCCGGTGACGATCTAAGCACATCGATACTTGCAAGTTGCATAAAAGAGATCGCAGACGCCGAAACAGTATATGACACATCAGATTATAGTATAGAAGAGTTAAACGAATTTATTGATGGATTTCCCATTGAAAAGTTAAAAGACATTCAGAAGTATTTTGAGAGTCTTCCGTACCCATACATCAAGATAACTGCCGAATGCCCAGATCCGGACGGTAAAATTGATGTGGAGGTGAAAGACATTTTTGATTTTTTTTGATGATCATGGCCCACGATGAATTGACAAATTACTACCAGACAAATTTTGCTCTAATGAAATTTCATAACTATACATTAGAGGACTTGGAAAATATGTTACCGTGGGAACGAGAACTCTATGTGATATTGGTTGAGAATTGGGTCAAAGAACAAAAGGACGAGGCCAGAGAACGTCAATCCAAACAAAGAGGAAAGTAAATGCTTCCAAAATTACTAGGCGCTGGATTAAAAGGAATGGGTTCCGTCGGCGGCGCAATACAAAAATCTGTTCGCACTGGATCACAAGCAATAGGGGCGTTGGCTCTGTCTCAGACAGAACCAGAAGTTTTAGCTGCAATGGCTGGTGGTAAAAAACTACTGAGTAAAATAAATCTAACTAGACGTTCTCCACAAGCCGAACCATCCAGTTTAGAACCTGAAGTAATGGATTCGGCAATCTCAATGCCTACGGACTCACCTCTGGCCGGCCTCCAACAAGCCATCGAGGGAGTCGGAGAGTCCATCACAAACAGACTGTCTAGTTTGGAAACCAGATTGAGTGATATGGCTGATGATGTGTTCAGTCTTAATTTTACAACAGATATAATCTCCACCGTACTCGAAGAGATCTCAACAACTGCATCCAGTATTCTGGGATCGATGCCCGACTTGGAAAGTAGAAGAGAATCTTCACGACGCAGACGTACCGAGAAATCTCGGCCCGCACTTACGAGAGCTGACGGTACAACGGCTTCGGGTGGTGGTGGCAGTGGAATGATGTCAATGTTAGGACTTCTACCTCTTCTCGGAATACTGGGTTCGGTAGCAGCCGCAATTGCTCCAATCGCTGTTCCTTTGGTTGGTGTTGTTTCTGGTCTAACTGCACTTATAGCTTTTTTAAACAGTGATCTTGCTGATGACATACGAGACTCTATAGCGAACGCACTATTCGACCCAGAGGAAGAATTAAATAAACTCAACAAATCAACAGCAGCAGCAAATAAGATTCTTCTGGAGACGCAAAACGAAGCTAAAGATCACTACAACAGTCTGAGTAAAAAAGATCAAACAGCTGTGGATGAATTTGAAAAAGATTCACAGAAGATGTCCGCGAGGACCGCCGGATCTGAAGTAATGAGTACAAAAACAGGTATGGCAATTGATTCGGGAAATGCGGCCGTAATGGAACAACAACAAATTAAGGTTGCAGGTCGGGACAGGGAAATGAAAGTAAGGAATGATGAAATATATTATGATGATTCCTTTTCGGGTAGATTAAAAAGCATAGCCAATGCTGCATTTTCTTTAACTCCTCTTGGTCGTGGGATGGATGCCTTAACAGTCGCTAAAAATTTCTTTACGGGTGAAGATCTTAGGACCGATACGGGCGCGGCCGCTCTTGCTTTCGAACTGGGCATCGGTCCCGATGCTGATCGACTAGCTCAAAGTACATTGGAGACTGGCGCGGGCGGCAACTCAATATCACCACTCGCAGATTCTACTCGGGGAGGATCGCAACAGGATCAAGTAGATCGATTGGGTGAATCGATACAACAAATTACAACAAATAATAACACTACAATTGTAAATCCAACAGAACCAAAATCACCAACAACAGATGGACCGATTGGCACCCCAACCGGCCGAGCTACTCCCGTATATTAAAAAAGTGGGGTCCGAAGACCCCACTCCTCCCAAACTCTTTAATTAATTTCAACCTTCGTTAGCGAGACGCTCGAAGTACGACATTGCGTCGTCTTCTTGCTCCGGTTCGACGGCTGGAGCCTTCTCCGGTGACGGAGTGGGAGTTCGTTCTTCGTAGGAAACCATAGTCTCCTCCGCAGTCGTGGTGTTCTCAGTACCAGAGAGAACACGATCAAGCTTCGTCTTCAGTTCATCGTAAGACTTGAAGTTGCTCTTGTCACTGAATTCGGAAAGATCGTACTGCTTGTTGTAAAGCGTTTCGAGTTCCGTATCATCACCACCGAGAAGTTCAGAAGGCTGTTCGAATTCTGACTTGTCATAGTTGGTGTAACCAGCAACCTTGCGAACCTTAAGACGGAAGTTAGCACCCTTCCAGAAGTCGAACGGATTGATTGCCGCTTCGTCTTCAAACTCAGGGTTCATGGCTTCGTTGATCTTGTCGAAGATCTTCTTACCATACTTGTAAAGGAAAATCTTTCCTTCGTTCTCAGGGTTGGATGGATCACTGACAACGTAGATGTTGCTGATGTAACTGAGCTTACGCTTTCGTTCACGAGCGATATCCTTATCAGATTCCATACCAGAGTTCCACAGACGAGTGTTCATCTCTGAAACAGGATCCTTATCACCGAGGGTGGTTCGAGAGTTCTCGATGTACCAACCACCGGGGCCCTTGAAGGCATGATTGAACAGACGGACCCACGGGATGTCTTGGTTCTCGCCTGGCGGGAGGAAACGAATAACGGCGTATCCGTTACCCGACTGGTCCTGCGTTGCACGCCAGAATCGATCGTCCTTGTAGGACTTACTACCCTTGCTCATCTTCTCCATCTCGGCGTTAAGACGAGCGGTCATGTCTGCGGTTGACTTGTTCTTTAGATCTTTGAATGACATATAATGTCTCCTTGTTTTGTGTGTTTAAGTATACTAGATGTTTTGTGTGTTGTCAATATTAAAACGGTAATTTAGTCTTCTTTGGTAATAGATTGTTGTTTGCGCCCTCCACTTCTATCTTCTCGATAATTGGCTTTGATAAATGCTTTGCAGCAAGTTTCGGTTCAATGCTTAGTTCATCACAGAGTTCTACCACTGCTTCCATATATTCGCAGTTGTTTTTGCGAACCTTGTCTTCCACTTGTTTGGAGAATGAACTCTCCGTTAATTCAAATATCATTTAATACTCCAGTTTTACGACACCTTCAGGCATCGTGTAATATATCGAATCGAAATACATTTTACACCAAGGCATACACAGATGGCAAGGCCTTGCGATACGCATTTCTCCGAATCGGTTGAAACGTAAGTTCAACAGTGTGAGGTTCTTTTTATACTTGCACTTCAGAACCGCATCGAGTTCTGAATGTACCTCATCGTATCGGTAACCAATACGCTTGGCTTCAGGGTGCGTCTTGCCGATACCATTGATACCAACGGACACAATCTGATTCTTGTAGATGATAAGAGAACAATGCTTCTTCGATCGTTCGATGGAAAGACATTGGTCTTTACCAGTCTCAAGAAATTTGTCTAATCGTTTTTGCGTAATCATAATCTAATCGGGGTGACAGGATTTGAACCTGCGACCTGCTGGTCCCAAACCAGCCGCGCTACCAAGCTGCGCTACACCCCGAAACTCCCCCGGCTGGACTTGAACCAGCAACCTAGCGGTTAACAGCCGCTCGCTCTACCAATTGAGCTACAGGGGAAAAGCACTGCCCTCCGAATAGCCACCAACAGGACTCGAACCTGCGACCTGAGCTTTACAAAAGCTCTGCTCTGCCAACTGAGCTACGGTGGCGGACACTCATATCACTCGTTTGGCATCTTGTTCCAAGGCATTAGTCCATTAAGGAAGCCAAAGAACTTGGGCCCAACGACGGCACCGATGACAAAAACAACGATGGTAAAGAATGCGGTTCCGAGAACCTCTGATGTGGTGATGTCTTCAAACATGTGTATCTCCTTATGTGAAAAGAATTCGACCATTCTATTTAGGTAAGCACTCCCGGTAGGATTCGAACCTACGACCTACGGATTAGAAGTCCGTTGCTCTATCCAACTGAGCTACGGGAGCAATGGGCAAGACTGCCGTAAGTCCTTATGTGGCAAGGACTTGTTGATAGTAAATGCCGGTTGTCAGTTCTTCCTGCCTCTACCGAGGGTTCCGTACTTGTTCTTCTTACCCTTCTTCGTCTTTCCTCGCTTGGTCATCTGCGCCTGCTGCGTTGCGGTTAGAATTCTCTTAGCCATGTGTTGACTCCTTTGTAGTTATTATACACAAAAAAGAAGAAGGGTCAAGCCTTCTTCTTCTTTTTCGTACTCTGGTTTTTCTTCTTACCGAAGATCTTTTCGTAGTTCTCGCGGTACTTCTGCTGGTCCACTTTGCGAGGAGAGTCTCCCTTCCCCGCGCTGTGTTGCCTGCTCATTCGGATCGAGCCCAAGGGCAGGAAGGACCGAGCAGTAGAAGGGTAGGAACCCAAAGACCGATGAAGATGCCGAGCGTCGAATCGTTCTGGTAAACGTAGATCGAAAAGACGATCGACAGAAGGGCCATCAGGTAAAAGGCCTTGGAAATGTTTTCAAAAAACTTACTCATGATTTATTCTCCTAAACATGTAAGCAAAAGCGGGCGGAGAGAATCGAACTCTCATCTCAAGGTTGGAAACCTTGGGTAATGGCCGTTATACGACACCCGCTAAATCGTTCGTGGGTCGGATTCCCCACCCGACTCCTTCGACTCAATCTCTAAAAAAGACTGGAGAGTCGAACCGTCACGCAACCATCTCGGAACTTGTACATCGAGATCTCACGAACGAGGTAGATCAATGGGACTCAGGGTTATTGTATACCTGAAAGAAGCAGCACGAACGTACAATGTCGGTAGTAACCTGCTTCAACTCCTCCACCCATCCCGCTAAGGATCATCTCATACAAGCATTTCTGCATCATACGGACAGGTCGCTAAACCATTTGGAGGTTGCACTATCCCCATTCGTGGGAGATTATTATGCGAGTCCCGTACAGGAGGTAATTAGTCTCCCGCACATTATTCTATTCAGTTGTAAAAGTTGTTTGGGGGGCTTTCGCCCCCCGCACAATGGGGGGTTTGATCAGGCCGAGACCGGATCGACGAGGATGACCTTCTTGATCATGTAGCGGGTGCTACCGGTCGTGGTTTCCTCGGTGGTGACTCGCCAGTTACCGTATCGTTCGGTGAGCTGACGGACGCGGGTCATGACTGCCCGCATGTTCTGGACGCCGAATCGGCTACGCGCTTCGGCAGAGGTGAGGCCTCGTCCCGAGGTGAGGTAGTTGAGGACGCGGCGAGTCTGGGACTGGGTGTTGGTGTTGCTCATGGCAAACATCTCCAAAAATTCTCGGTACTAGTGTTGGTGTTTTATTCGACCCGAGTATCGAAGTCACCGTTGTTTAAAGTATTATACTTTATCTTGAAGGGTTTGTCAACCCTTTTCTGAAACTTTTTTGAATACCGCCTGAGGGACTCGAACCCCCGACCTAGTGATTAAAAGTCACCAGCTCTACCGACTGAGCTAAGGCGGCAAATCGTGAGGTTGTAATAGTGAAGAAAACGAGATACCTCAAAACTTTATTCTTCACCTCGCTGTCTCCGCGAGTCGAGGACCAGTTTGTGTGGTGGCCTCACCATTAGTCAATACATTATACTTAATATCAGTGCGATGTCAAGCCACTTAATCATCATTTTCCAAAATCCTTGGGTCGTTCATGATCTTCACGCGGAATCTCGTAGTAACGCTTAAGGCCCATGTCTCGTGCAAGAGCCCGTTCCCAACAGGCACCCTTACTAAACTGGAACCCTGCCATCATGTAGATGGCGTCACACGATCGAAGCGCGTCAATATCACGACCTGCTGCTTCTTCGTAGTCATACATGCCTACGTTTTCGGGATCAATGCCCGCGTCTCTATCCATCGCAGCAGGATTCACTACATCCCATCCGTCTGCTTCCAGTTGCTTTTGCTTGTTGTCGAATGCTTCCCAATTCAGATTGGGATGACCACTCATGGGCCCTGCGACATAAATTCTAAGCTTTCTGTTCATCATTCACTCCAAGTAGGCCGTTCTGGAATCGAACCAGATTTACCCGATTATAAGTCGGACTGAGAAATGCCAATTCCTCCCACGGCCCTTGATTCAGTTGTGGAACGTCCATCGCCAGAAGAAGCAGGACGATACGAAGTATCCGAAGAGATACAGGAGATCGTTTACACTTACATCAGGGCGAATAGTGTCCTCTACCCTTCCCAACTGAATTAGATCCAGCAGGCAGGTGATCATCAGCAACACGCTGATAATGAAAAGGACGAACGGAAGTCGGGTTTGATTTACCGCAATGTTGCGGAACTTTTGAATTCTTGGGTTCTTCATGTTTATATTATACCTTCTCTGAGTTGAATGTCAAGCGACATTTCTTATTATTTACATGTCCTTCGTCATCAACCATCAGGTAATTCGACTTCTGTCGATCTTCATCATGGCCGAGGCGATAGTTCATACCATTGACCTCTTCATCAATCTTCGATCGAAGCTGAACATGCGTAGCAATGCTCGAGATCAGATGCTGTGCAACACGCACGGCTTCGGGTTCACTGGTTCCCAGTGGAATGTCAATGTGCAGTCTATACTGACTCATTGGGTGTATACCTCTTCGGGTGGTTCCACGGTATCATAGACGTAATCCCACATCCAGTCCCATCGCCATTCGTCAATGTCTTCATCGGACATATCTTCAAGCACCATACCGGCACTCTTAGCACGAACCTTGCTTTCCGCTTCGAGATTGGAATAGAAATCCTCATCATCGAAATTGTAAATCAATTCGCCGTCTTCCCACACGTTCGACCCGATAAAATTCAGGCACTCGTCAACGTAGGTATGGGTAATGGTGAAACCATCGACAAGATACTCGACGAGGCGTTCGACCCAAGGCGTACACGGCGACCAAGCGGTGCCAATGTTGATATGGGCATCATGGTAGTTACCATCATCAGACCGAGAAATCTCAGCCTCTTCATTGCGAGCCCACTTTCCACCAAGGTTCTGTTCCATCCACGATCGGCAGATTTGATTATCTTCCGGCTTGTTTGGATACATTTCTGGAACAAGCAACGAATCGTTTTCGTTGATGTACTCGAACACCTTAGCAGCCTTTTCTCCGGCAGGACCAGAGTTGAAAGTAATGGTAATGTTGTTGGTGACTTCATTCGCCATGGTTGACTTCTCCCGATTCCCACTCACGAATAAGTTGCGTGAGCAAACGCTGATGATCTCGTTCGGTGGCCATGAAAGGCCGCGAACCGGCGAGATTGTGGTAGTTGTTGATGGAAAGATTTCCTTCAAGATCCTTCACGGATCGATGAACACTGGTCACGCCGGTATCTTCGTCGTGATACCGAAGCGAGGTAATCACGAACCGTCCGTGATCCCTCGTGTCCCACCAAGTAGTAAGACCGTTCTCACCACTACGATACTCGAGCTCTTCGAGGAGCTCCCTCTTAATTGCGAATCCACTCATCTGTGATTCTCCTTCCGCCAATCACGGCGGTTCTTCTTGGGGCATCTATCCTTAGCACCCCATGTAGTTGAACGAGTTACGGGACGCCCCGTATCATCTCGGTTCCAATTCTTATCTCGCGTTGAGATTTTCTTTTTAATCTTCTTCATCGTTTTACTCGCAATAGGAACGGCGGGATTCGAACCCGCACTGTACGGATTTTAAGTCCGTTGCCTCTGCCGTTGGGCTACGTTCCCAAGAATGACCCTGCGGAGAATCGAACTCCGGTTACGAGAGTGAAAATCTCGTGTCCTAACCACTAGACGACAGGGCCTCGTTCTCAGAACTTCTTTCGCTTTCCGAATCGACTAAGCTTGAACAGAACAAGCATTGCACCGACTCCAATTACGAAACCCCACGAAGCCCCCGCCTGAAAACCACCCTCGACGAAATCAAAATACCCGACATGCGTTCGGATAAATTCCATCAGTTGTTACTCCCGAGAGTAGCGAACGAGCCAGTGGCGGGGCGACTGTAGATGCCGTCCATACCACCCGCATCGTAGAACCCCTTACGGGGTGACTTGTCCGCCGGATAGAAGGCACGGCCTTCTGCACCAACGGAGACGGTACATCCACCGGCCAACATCATGACCAGAACACAGAAGATGAGAATCGTAGTTGAGATTCCCAACATCGTGAAAGTGAAAGTGTCGTCATTCTGCATTACTGGATTCCTTTTCAAATCCCATTGCGATTGGTGTTCCACATTGGAACTCCTCTATTATACTATACATCGACCAGATGTCAACCCCTCTTAACCCTTTATTCGAATATTTCTCAAATACTTTTTAGGTCCGAATATAAAAAGGGGCAGATCACGAGCAAATGCCCATAATCTGCCCCACAGGTGCTTTTTGCTACTCATTGAGAATAGAATCTATCAGGCGGATACGGTGGCAAGAAAGCCTGTTCTGCTGGGCTTGCCCACCCATACACTATCCACTTGTCACCCACTTGGAACTCATCAGGTTTCAATAGATTAGACCACCAAATTCCGGTTCCGTATTGTCTGGAACCATCTGCAGGCTGAATCTGATCTCTACCACTCACGTTCGAGGAATCGGTCGCAACCGTTCCCACCAATTCACCATCTCGGTACACTTCAACAATCCAAACTGCATCTGGATTTGCTTCAACCCACTCGTCTACTGACATTGTATCATGATCTAAATTAACCGATTGATACCCGTAAGTTGATACCGACATGGCGGCTGGTCCACCGGATCCCGTGTCATCATCGACACTGAAGGATCCTCGAATCAGGTCAACCGCCAAAGCGCTTTTGGGAGGACGAAGTGTCCTTCCCTTGCATCATCGTTCGGAAGTTCATTGACGGTTAAGGCAAAAATTTCATTTGCTCCGTCCCAATCTTCGTTGTAAACGATTTCGACTGGTGGATCAACTGGATCACCACCACCGCCGGCGTTCGCTTCGATAACATCATCGAACGACTCGGACCACTGACTCAAGACGATTGCGAGATCTGCACCATCGACAATACCATCCTGATTGAGATCATACAAAGGATTATCAGTTCCAAATGCTCCCAAGACCAATCCTTGATCCTGAGCATCAACCCAACCATCGCCGTTAACGTCTGCAATTTGTCCTTCCAATCGTGTTGTGATTTCCCAGAAAATTGGCGTTGTTAAACTTTCGCCGGGTTCTAGCACTTGTTCGTAAACTGTAATCAGTCTTCGAGTAGAAGGTTCCCAACATACCTCATCAAATCCCGGAGGAATAATAGGCATGATACCCTCGTTAATCAGAATAGACTGGCGATACTTTAACCTTCTTCTTTCTGCCGAATTGTTTGTCCAATCAATACTCCCGTCCATAGGAAATGCACCGATCGTTCCTCGATCAAGTGTTTCGTAATCCGCGACAATTTTTCTAGTGTCGTTTTCTACTTCGGACACGGTAATGATTTTACCAGTGTCGTCTGGTAGACTGACAGACATCATTGGATTCAGTCTTGGTGGACAGACCAATTCATCCTGTGCGACTGCTGGACTTGCTAGAAGTGTTGTTGCTGCTAATAGTTTTAATTTCATCAAATTCTCCTTTCCCTCTTACTTTGACCCATGCTCGACTCCAAATGTACGAGCAAATAACTGCACCCGCAATTGACCACATGGCAATTTCACCACCCTCGGTAATGGGCCAATTCTTGAACCAACCGAGTTGTTCAATTAACGGAAGTCCCCCGATACTCACTGCTGCCCAAAACTCGGTGGACTTTACTCCGGGTTTTGGTTCTGTTGTCGTCGTTACTGTAGGCATAATATATCTCCTTTACTTTATTTAGTCTGATTTTCCGAGTTCCCACTCATCTTCATTTGGATTTGCAGGTTTTCTTTCTTGTGCTGGTGGGGGAGGATCTGTGGGATCGAAAGTTACCATGTCGGCAGTTACGCCCCAGTTAGCAAAAATCTGCCCCATATCACCAGAATCAACCTTACCATCATCGTTGAGATCGAACTGCTCGTAGTATCCCTTTGCATCCATACCGAATGCAGCAAGAACATGTCCAAGATCAGCAGAGTCGATTACACCGTCGTTGT